GTATACATCTTCATCTGGAAGCAAACTATTAATGAATGTCTCATCAATACTATAAACAGTATCATCACCTGCCATTGTTATAAATGGAACATAACTTTGTTTTTCAATCATCTTATTTCTAACATGCACTTGCTTTTTTTCAGCTTGGATTCTTCGAAGAAATGCATAATATATGATTTGAGTAAAATATGCAAATGGGTTTTTAGATTTTTCTGGGTCAAAATTATATGCGTACTGTAGACAGTTTTGAATACCATCAGAAATCATTTCATCACGATATGAATAATTGATAAAATTTGGTCTGTAAGATAAATGAGTAGCAATTTTTAGGAAACACTCGCCAATATAATTTGTCAATGGTGGTGTGTAATCATCGTCATCTTCATAATCTTTACATTCGTCTTTCCATTCTACCATAGCTAGTAGAAATTTTTTATTATCTACATAATGAACACTTTTTTTCTTGACCACCTCAATCTCCTTTAATATATATATTATAACACAAAAAAAATATTATTGCAATATGATATTATATCAACATTTTTAATAAAATCTATTGACAGGGGGTTCTGAACTCACTATAATAGACCATGTAGGGTGTTTAATGAATAGTTACATTTGATTTGATATGTTGTAATAAGTCATTAAGTTTATCTATTTCTACTTCTTCTTCAATTTCTTCTTCAATCTCATATAACTCTTTATCTGTTGGTTCTATAGCTTCATCAAAGTCTGGACCATCAGAAATATTAAATTGATTGACGCAATGTTTATAATAATTTGAAAGTTCTATGGAAGCAGAAACTAGCATAACAATATTACGTGAATTGATATCAATAAACTCATCATCTGTTAATGGATGAATCCAAGGTGATAAGCTTAAAGCTTCAACAAATCCTGTCTCTGTCTTTTTTGGTACAAGAACAAGTTTTAATGGAAAAGATATATGTATAGTTTTTTGTGAATCATTAGAAATATCATATGTCTCTAATATTTTTCCTATAATACTTTCGCCATTAGTCAATTTTAAAATTACAACTGATTCTTTCATAGTTTTATCCTATTAATTTTGTAATTGAATTTTTGACTTTTATATATTTTTAAACGTTCACTAAAATGTCTTAAAAGAAAATTAATTCTATTGTTCGGCATAGAACAGTCGTCTACAATGTCGAATAACCTAATGGTATTTTTAATGTCAGTCTTCCGCAAACCTCTCCCGATAGATTGCAAAACTCTGATTTTAGACTTGGACGGTGAACTGAACACGATGTTGTGGATATTACGAATATTAATACCAGTACTGAATGTGCCATAGCTCGCAACAATAATTGCGTTCTTTTCATTTTCAACAATCTCTCTTATTTCTTCTCTAGTTTCTGCATCAACACCACCATGAACAAAAAATATAGATCTATCCTTGTATTTATTAATTAACAATTCATGTAAAACCTTTCCATGTTTTTCTACAAATTGAAAAAGGCATAGTGTGTTACCATCAATGCGCCCCATAAGGTCAACAATAAAATCATTCCTTTCAGGTTTTGTGACAACAAATTCAAGTTCTTGTGCATATTCAAATTCCTCTATTAATTGTCTGTCTTCATCTGGGTAACCTAATATTATACAATTAATTTCTAGATTAGCTAATGTTTTATTATCAATAAGTTCTCTGGTTGTTATAACATATTTAGACTTTCCAAATAATCCCTCTAAAACAAGGCGATGTGTTTGTGTATCATCTAATGTTCCTGTCAAACCAAATCTGTATTTACACTTATGCAATTTAGTCATAATTCCAGTAAGAGATTTTGCCTTGAATAAATGAGCTTCATCACCTACCACGCAACCAAATTGTTTAAAATATCTTTGAGGCATTTTGTGTAATGATTGCCATGTAGATATAACCACATCTTTAACTACTTTTTTATCATGACCTTGATAAATTTTCTGACAATGTTTTTCTGAATCCCAACCATAATCTGCAAAATCTTTATACATCTGTTCTACTAATGAAGTTGTTGGAACTAATATAAGAGTTTTTAATTTTTTCATATAGTAATAACGAATAAGACAATATATTATAAGTGATTTACCAGAAGCAGTGGGAGAGATAAGGAGAGCCCGATTAGTTGCAATTGCATGAGCAACAGCACTGATTTGATAATCTCTCGGTTTAATTCTTTCTCCACCAAGAGTAGGTTTCAATGCCTCTACAAACCCTTCAACAGCCTTTCTTGATACTGGCCTTTTACTTAACACACCAGTATCAAGATTATAATCTACATTAGAGTTTTGTAAATATTCTTCTATGTAAGGTAAAAGTCCCACATAAATTTCTCCTGTATTAATATTATACAGACGAATTTTACCATCCCACATTTTATTGCGAAAACTTGGCATAAATTTATGGCCGGGGACTTCAAATGTAAAAAAATCATTAAGTTCTGCTGCGGTAGATGGTTCCACATCTATTAGATTAAGATGAACTTCATCTTTTTTAGAAATAAGCATATTGATATTCTTCTCTAGAACCATAATTTCCTCGAAGAATACAATTCCAAGAAATACTTGTCCTCTCAGATGATGTTGGTGGAACCCAATGCTGTAACCAAGATGGAAAAATTAATCCAGTTCCGACAATCGAATCGAATTGTAACATAGAAGAATTCTGCCAAGTTGTAGTTCCAGCTGGTTTTAAAATATTTGCTTGTGGTTTTGGGTCAAAAAATTGTATGGGAGATGAATCCCTTGAACTTTCTATGTAATACACACCAGACAAAAAATTATTAGAATGTGTATGTGGTGGATGTGCCCTACCTACATTCATATGATTTCCCCACATACTAGTTATTTCAATATTTTTGTATGCATCATACTTTAAATTTTTCAAGATATTAGCAGTAGTATTTTGAACAATCTCTACTAGAGATTTAAATTCTTCTAATTTAAACAAGTTGTCTTTAGTTTGAATCATTCCTTCCATTGTCATTGGTTGGTTTTTAATATATTCAATCATTTTTAAATGTTCATCAAACAAGTCTGATTCGAATTTGTAAATCATTGTGGGAAACGCCGCATACTCATCAATCTTTAAATTCACATCAACCATGATACTATACTCCATCTTTCGCCTTTCGTGATAGGTTTAACTTCATGAGGAAACATAAAGTTGGATGGAAATATAATTCCAGAACCAGATTTAGTTTTATAACTATTATTTTCAACGATAAATTCACCACCTTCATATTCGTTGTTTATAAAGAAAATAACTGTAGCCTGTGGATATCCATATCGTTGACCATGAGAATGATGAATGTTGTCAGAATGAGGAGACATAAACCCATTCACTCCGTATCTATTAATACGAAAATCAGTGTGATGAATACAAGAAAAATTTTTATGTTTTTCTCCATACAATTTCATAATCTTCAAAACAGATTCTTTTAATCTAGGATAAGGTCTATTTAAATCTTCTACCCAAACTTCATCCATCAAAACTCTATTTTGACTATCTGAATTAACACCTTCATTGCTAGAGTATGTAGAATTTTTCCATGTCCAAGGATATTTCATAATTTCTTTGCACAAATCAGCAGGAACAATATTATCATAATATTCAATCCAATTATTTAACATCAAAAACCTCCAGACAAATGTATTTGTTGCTGTTGGGCATTTTTAATATCCCAACCTCTTTGTTCAATACCTTTTAAAGTATCCTCTATAAGACCTAATGCGCATTTATGATACTCAAGTTTTTTATCAATTTCTATTATTTCATCATCTGCATTAATATACATATCAAGGTCTGTTCTGAGAACTTTCATATCAAATGGTTTTTCTGAGTAAATCTTTGAGTCAGATTTGCCCGCATAATATTCCCATTTATTGAAATACATTTTTCTGTGATCTAGTTTTAATTGAAAAATTAAAAGTTTATACTTGGCTTTGTATTCGTTCCATTTAGGTCGAATTCTTTGATTTTTATATGACTCTTGGTGTAAGTGTTCAAAATTATCATCAATATCTAAATCTCTCTTTGCTTCAGCGGAGAGTTCACTTAATTTATCCATTCATTATCCTAATTAAATTTTCACTATCTCATATAATTGATATTCAAAAGTTGCAGATGCTTTCATATATTCAACATCAGTAGCACTTTGATCATAATCAAGAGCACTCAATGTCGTGGGAAACATATCACGAAATCTAACTTCAACAATAGGATTATTCTTATTTGATAGAATTGTTAATGTTGAATCTGATGTCATATTTCTATCTGACTTGGTTAACAT